GAAATTCGCAGATTTTCGCATAACTTTCCACGAATCCTTCCAGCGCCTTCCGCTCACTGGCAAACATCGTCCCCCGAAATTTATCTTCGGACCAATACAACGGACGAACACCGTACGGGTCTCTTGCAACCACATATTCATTCGCCACAGCATCATATAACACCAGAGAAAACACTCCATCTAACGCCCGACAAAATGTCACAGCGTCCGCACACCTAGACCAAAGCTCTCCAAGCACCTCACAATCTGATCCACTCTTTGACACATATCCCAACACCGCCTCAATCTGCCGAGAATTGTAAATCTCGCCATTACACATCCACTTCCTAGAACCCTGTGTAAAAGGTTGCATCCCGTCTGGATTCAGTCCATTGATGGCCAGGCGAGTGAATGCAAATGTTGCAGTTGCATCGCCTTCGATTTCCTGAATACGAGTTCCCTCAGGCCCACGTGGCACAATATGCTCCACGGCCTTGGATATCTTATCCATGTTAACATGAACACCTTTCGCATGAATCCATGCCCATATGCCACACATAACTCTACAATAATTAGTCAAAAACCTTAGACCGCTGAAAACCTCACGGTGCCGTAAAACAACAAATCTATATAGATAGACAGAATGGAACCAAGTGATATAATCCGTCGAAATAATGAAGTGGTTATAGCTGCTTCAAGAGTGGCATCTGCCAGGTCTACCAACCCCTCATTTACGCCAGTCACTGTGAATTCCATAACAGCCGTCAGCACAATGACCTTTGCTTCGTCAGATGATAAACTCGTCTTTGACGACGGTATGAGATATTTGAATTATTCGGCGACAGGTATTCCTGCCGTATCTCTCTACCCCACATTTGCCGTTGACCGCCTCGCACTGGGAGAAGGTCCTATAGTCTATCCTCGCCCACTGGACCTGCCTTCCAGAATTACATCCCTCACTGTTACTCGCACACAGGTCAGTCCAACCTATGCTTTCAGAATGGCTTGGTATGGAGGATTCAGAGCAACCTCTTACACATTCACTAGAAACGCCGTATCTATCAATTCATACGCATACGCCAACGATTTAACACCTGCTTTGACTTTACAGACCATAATATTCAACAACAATGCAGTAACTCTTTTTCCTGGAGATATTCTGAACGTAAAAGCAATAACAGCCGACGGCTTTACAAGCGCATCATACACAGTACCGCCTCTTGCCACTGTCCCTACATCAATCACAACAAGCGATATTACCATTTCAGGGTTTGTCATACACTGGATGGGCAATCAAGGGGCCATATCGTATCAATACTCCATAACATCGAACAATAGAGCAATAAATACCGCAATGCTAACTACTCCGCCACCATTTCTGGATAATGGGCGTTTAACAAGCTCTGTAACATACTATGGCTTGAGCAGTTCTACTATATATACTGTCACAATTCAGGCAATCAATGAGATTGGTATTCCGACCGACTTTCCGCCTGTAGTTGTTACCACATTAGATGCGTCACCTCCTACAAAACCGGCTATAACAAGCGTTACCAATTTAACGACAACATCCTTTGATTTAGAATGGACGGGGGGTGTTGGTGCTTTATCATATACATTCACGCGGAATGGAGTATATATGTCACCTAGCACAGATGATTCCTTATATGATAAAAAAGTGAAATTTACTAACTTGTTGCCCGATTTATTAAACGGGGAACAAATCGTGGTGATTGCCACAAATACACTTGGCTCAACCTATTCGCTTCCCTATACTCTTCTTCTACCCCCAACAAAGCCAGATAATTTAACAGTTGTAAACCAAAGCGCTGCAGGCTTCACATTAACCTGGACTGGAGCAATTGGTGCAACGAGCTATACATTTTCTAGAAACGGCTCCCCTATAACACCAACAACAAACGATTCCCTTGTTTCGCGTATGGTAATATTTACGGGGCTAAATTTATTAGAAGGCGATTCTATTGTGATTACTGCATTCAATAACTTTCCAACAGGCACATCTTCTTTGCCGTTTATATTGGCTTTACCTCCAACAAGACCTTCTTTAACATGTTCAGCCATAACACCGCAAAGCTTCTCGCTAACATGGACTGGAGGGACGAACGCCACCTCTTACACATTTTTCAGAAGCAATACCGCAATTATACCGAGTACCCCTGTATCACCGCCGTATTCTGGCTCTTCTGGCGTTACATTTACCTTACTTTCTCCAGATTTAATCAACGGCGAGGAAATCGTCGTCGTTGCCACAAATGCCATTGGGTCCACTCGTTCGTATCATTTTGAATTGAATCTTGCGCCCACGGCTCCTACAAATATTTCCGTATCGAATGTAACTCTGAGAGGGTTCAATTTAAGTTGGGCCGGTGCCTTTAGCACAACAAGTTATACATATACAATCTACGGTTATGCCTCACCGTATACGGTGGCCGCTGGCAAAATTACTCTAAACAACGCATTAACTTCTCAAAATATAACCATTGCCAATTTGGACGCCGATTTGGTAAATGGATATCAAATTGTAATCACTGCAACGAATTCTCTCGGCTCAACTTCTTCGTCACGTTTTACTCTCGCGATGCCTCCTACGAAACCCTTTGGCCTAGTGGTATCTAACATTACAACTCTGAATACTGCCACTCCTGCAACGACAGGTGGTTTCACATTAACATGGTCTGGCGGTGTAGGAGCATTATCCTATACATATACAAGAAACGGAGTGAATATCACTCCTTCCACAGATTCTTCGCTGAACTCTTCTCCCAGTGTTACATTTACAAATTTATCCCCTGATTCCTTTTACGGTAACCAGATTGTAGTTATAGCAACAAACACCACTGGGTCTACGCCGTCGTTTCCTATTATGATAAATATGGCTCCCACTGAGCCTGTGAATCTCCTCGTTTCCAATCTAACACTCACAGGATTTGACCTGAATTGGGATGGAGGATATGGAGCAACTGTATATAATTTCAGACGTAATGGTGTGAATATCACACCAGCAGCAGGCAAAGATAACTCTCTTTCCACACAATCCGTCACATTTTCATCTATAACACCCGATTTTGTACATGGAGACCAAATTGTAGTCATCGCCACGAACGGAATAGTTGGCTCAACCCCTTCTGCGCCCTTTACTCTGGCTATGCTTCCCACAAAGCCAACGAATCTTTCTACAAGTTTTTCTAGCTCTTCGCTAACCCTAACATGGTCTGGCGGCGTAGGAGCATTATCCTATACCTTTATGAAAAATGGCAATCTTATTTTCCCCACAACCATAAGCCCAACTTCCCAATCTGCCACATTCTCTGGACTTTTACCTGAATTTTCATATGGGGATCAGATTGTTATCATTGCATCCAATACAGTTGGCTCTACGTATTCAGACCCCACATTCCCAAATCAGGCCCCTTCTTCTCCCACGGATATTCACATAACAAATCTAACATCTACTGGATTCCGTATGAATTGGGAGGGAGGGTTTGGAGCGACATCTTATACATACACGCGCAAAAGGACATCCACATCAGATTTCGCACTAGTCCCTCTCACAGATAATTCCCTCGTTTCAAAATCTGTTGTATTCTCCTTTAACACAGATACCTTCCTCTCTGGAGACCAAATTGTACTCATGGCGATGAATGCATCAGGTCAAATTTCTTCCACTGTAAATCTCACAATGCCACCTACAAAACCGGTACTTTCTGCTTCGCTACTAAGTTCTTCCGTGAATGGATTTGGTATAACATGGACTGGAGGAACAAATGCCATGTCTTACACATTTAGCAGAAATGGACTCCCTATTACACCTTCTTCTATATCATTGGCATCGAACCCCAAATCTGCCACATTTACGAATTTATCTCCTAATCTAATCCCTCAAGAACAGATTATTGTTACAGCAACGAATGTTGGAGGGTCAACATCATCCGATGTATTCTTACTACCTTTGCCACCCACCGCGGCAACAGATATTGCTGTCTCAAATCTCACAAATCTTGGTGTGAAGTTATCATGGTCAGGAGTAATTGGAGCAACTGGTTTCACATATTCTCAAAATGGAACTCAACTAACATCTGTGTTTGACCAAACCAATACTTCCGTCACATTATCGGGCACATTTGCGTCTGGAGATACAATTATTATAACAGCGTTGAACTCTGCAGGGTCCACGCCTTCTGTACCAGTCGCCCTACTCCTCCCTCCTACAAAACCTCAAATAACATCGTCGACGTTGAACAGTGTATCAGGGTTTACTCTACAATGGACTGGAGGTGTTGGAGCAACCTCATATTCATTTACTCGTAATGGAGTATCCATATCTCCTTCCATAGATAATTCTCTAACGCCTCTCCCACATGCCACTTTTACAAACCTATCGCCTGACCTAAGATTTGGAGAAAATATAGTAGTGGCTGCAATAAATACAGGCGGTTTTTCGTCTTCTCTTCCTATCATCTTTAACACATTACCTCCTACAAATATCACCGATATATTGATATCCAATATGACCCCCACAGGATTTTATATTATCTGGTCTGGGGGTTTAGGCGCATCTAGCTATTCATTTACTCGTATAAGGACAGGAGCTACGAATGCCACATTAATCGCCACAACGTCTAGCTTACATTTTGCCACATTTTCTGGGTTATCCCTACAAGATGGCGACCAAATTGTCATTACTGGAACAAGTGCCGCCAGCGTAGCAATATCTTCTTCTCCTATTACACTTTCCATACAGCCGACAAAGCCAATCAGTCTATCAGCCACATCTATAAGCTCGTCCGCATTTAACCTCTCTTGGTTGGGTGGCGCTGGAACACTCACATATACATTTACTAGAAATGGATATCCTATTACACCTTCCATGGACAATTCTCTTTCTACACAATCTGTTACATTTACCAATTTATCTCCCCTTTCATACAATGGTGATCAGGTGGTTATCATAGCGTCGAATAATTCTGGCTCAACATACTCTTCCCCTGTAAGTTTGAATATGAAACCGGCCCCTCCTATGAATCTCTCATTTGTGAAAAATGGTGGTGCTTATACATTAAGCTGGGAGGAAGCAAATGGTGCAACAAGTTATACGTTTACACGCCAGATTGGTGGGCCAGGTACAGAATTCACTCTCACACCTGATACAGATAACTCGCTTTTATCTCAATATGTAGTGTTTGCAGAGCAGAGCCCCCAGTTTGGAAATGATGATATAATAAAAATAGAAGCGACGAATGCCAGTGGAACTACAAGTTCCAGCATTGTGATAAATCTATTACCAGGAACTCCAGATTTAATAACGGTCAAATCTTTTACAGCAACTTCTTTTATCTTATCTTGGATGTCTCTACCTGGTGCTGAATGGTATAATTTCATGCTAAATGATTCGGCAATAATTCCTAGTGTAAATAACTCATTAACTCAATCACCAACTGTCACTTTCCAAACGTCGGCAAGTCTGGTGCCTACAGATAAAATAACAATTATTGCTGGTAATATGTATGGAACAAGCACTGTCACTTTTACCTACGGCCAAATCCCTACAATAGTATCTGGAACAAATATAGTAAAGGTTGGTAGTGCAGTAACTTCCTTCAGAGTAAATTGGTCAGGCGGACTAAATGCTGCAACGTTTGGAGCGAATATATTTAGCCTTTCTGGAATGGTCGGTTTTACTTTACTAAATAATACTAGCATGGATTTTACATCACTACAAGGAGTCACGAATTCCGTGGATGTCAGTATTTTTGCCATTACACCCTCAAGAGTACGGCTGTCATCACCGAATAAGGTTACGATTACTGCGTCCACAGCAACAACAACACTATCGCCTCTATAAACTCTTACGACTCATTATGCCTTGTGCCTTCTGTATTTATATTCTTCCGTCTTTGTAGTTATACAATGGACGCAAGTGAATTGATTCGCAGAAACTTACAGGCTACTGTCTCTGCAGCAGCAGTGGAAACATCTAAAAAGGCCAATCCTGCGTTTATACCTACTACTACGAATAATATTACCTTGTTGAGTACTATCACATTTGTGTCAGAGGATAATAAGATTAATTTTGATGCTGGTATGAGATATCTATATTATGATGCCGCGGGAATTCCCTATCTGTCGACGATGAATTTCTGCGCACAGCGCCTCCCTAAACAGTAATAACATCTTTTAGAAAGAATGCCTGATGCACAAAAAACAAAGGCAGAGCGAGTCAAAGAATCTGTTACCTTGCTAAAAAGGCTCATGGAAGTCGGCATACATTCCGAAGACCTCGGCTACAAGGCGACGAAACAGGTGCTGGACACCTGGATTTCCGATGGAGTCCCCAAAACAGAAACCATTGATTTCGCGCGTTACGGTCGCATAGGACATCTCACTCTTCCGCAAGTATCAGGAAAGCCTCCCACCTTTTTGTTGAAAGCAACGGATCAGCTGAAAGAACAACTCGCCGATGAATAGATGGGCGACGATGGCAATACGGACCATACGGGCGACAATTTAAATAAAACCCTAACTTTGAAAGATTTGGTTTTATTTGGTGTGATATCTATCTTTGGCTCAGGCGGATTCAATTTGATTGGTCGTGCTATTACTCAAGGAGGCCCACAATGGCCTCTTGCGTTAGGAGGAGCCGCTGCACTTTTCTTGGGCAGCTCCAAAACATACGAAGAGGCTTTCCGAGAATTCAAGAAAAACACGTCCGAATCAGATTTCTTGGAAAAAATCTTCGGGCCGAATGCGTCCTATGCGACAATGGCGTCTATTCTATTGTTCAACTTCTTTTCCATTGCGACAATTCTTGTCTTATGCGTACGCATGATTGTTCCAGATGCACCATGGTTAACCCAAAGCGTATTAGCCATAAGTCTGATAACCTTCATGGGTATTTTCTCGCTGCAAGGAATCGCACATAATAAAGTATTCGTAAATTTCTGCTCTTCTGCCCTAGTGATCATTCTTTCGGCAATTACCTTGCTAGGCTTTGCAGGAGCTGCAGTTGCAACACAAAACATAAAACCACTCCCCACCTTACCAAACACATCTTTGACACAGAGCTTCCTATATTTCTTCTATATCTTGGCGGGTTTCGACGTCCTCATGAAATTCTCGGAAGAAACAAAGGACGCCGAAGATATTCCCCGTTCGTTTTACGTGAGCAATAGTATCGCCATCTTGTTTGTTCTAGGTCTTACATTTGCCGTCATTACATTTACGGATTTACAGAAGGTAAAACCTTTAGAGCATGTCATAGGTCAAATGTTAAATAATGTGATAGGATATAATGTGAAGAATTATTTCAACGTGCTTGCCGTGTTTTTCATGATTGTCACAATGTTCGTTACATTCTTGGCGACCACACGATATATGTATAGTTTGGGCGACAAATACAAATCAGAATATTTCACGGCTCTCAATAAGCACAAAGCCCCTGTTGTTCCAGTGGCGCTTACAACCCTATTGATTTCAGCGATTGTATTGATAAATCACGTAGATATTCTCGTAGGATTCGCTGATGTTGCACTAGGAAGTTTCTTGTTCCTCGTTGCGGCGGCGGCGACTGTGTATAAATATCAGAAAGGTGAAATACCTGTGTTAGAGGGATTAACTGCATCTTCTTTCTTGGGTGTATTTGGAGCTTCTGTTTGGAAGCTATTATAGGGGGCAAAGGCCTTAACGGCGACCACCCATAAATAATAGATGCCTATCCTCGCGACTTTATCCGCCATGGCAACATCCGCAATCGGCAAAGCGCTCGGCTCTGCTCTTATTTCCTATTCCACACATTATGGGATGACAAAGCTATATAATGCCGCATGTGTCCCTGATGGCGTGTGGGGCTTTTTACAGGGTATGGTGACCTCTGGAAGCCCTGTGTGTCAGCTGGGTGTTCAGGTAATCAGCTCTACACAGGTATCCTATTCATCCATAATCATGATGGGAATTTCCCGTATTATACTTGACTTTGTTGCTCCTGGCATGGGCAAAGAAGCAGCCTTTGCTGCTAATGCTGCAGCAGCAGCAGCAGCAGCAGCAGCAGCAAACGCGGCCTCTTCTCACATTTAAATTATGAGGCGAATCATCAGATGAGTGCTTCAGCAGAAGGCTCGTTATACGAGCTCGTCTCCCGAGGCAAGAAAGACGTTTATTTTTTCCAAGACCAGCACGATAGCCGGTTTGCCTTTGATAATACGTATTTAGCACAGACTCCGCGCCTGGAAGAAATGCGCCGCATTCTCCCTAAAACAGCCGTGGAATTCGGACGCACCGTGGAGTTTGAGTTTGATTTGGTCGGCGACTTGATGAAATCACCGACCCTTGTCATCCAACTCCCCACGTGGCTTCCTGATGCACAGGCGAAATTTGTCAGGAATTCGGTGATAAACGATGTAGAAGGCATTTCCTACGGATATATCCAAGGAATCGCCTATTTCTTATTTGAAAAAATCGGATTCTATCAAGATAATATACTGCTACAAGAATTCAGCGGGGATACCTTATGGGCCTTGTCAAAAAACGTCGGCACATACGGCCAAGGATTCATAACTACAGAACAGACGGGGAGCCACGGTGGCACGTCCCTAGAAATTGGCAGGAATGCCGCCCCACCCACCATGCGTCTAGAGCTGCCCCTCATCGGTTGCCAGCAAGGGCCATCTGATATTGGATTTCCCCAGAGGGCGATGACGAGGCATATATTCAGGCTGCGTTGTAAGCTGCGGAAACTAGAAGACCTCGTGGAATCGTCCAATCCTGCAGCAACCGCCAAGGCCATTCCGTGGGGCAGAACACTATACCAACAAACATCGCCCACCACTCCTGCAGTGCCGTTTCAAACTATCGCGCGCGAAAATATTCTACAACCCAAGATTTCTCTAGAAACCATGCAAATCTACGTTGACAGAGAAGTCCAGCATGCCATGGAAAACCGTCCTATCACCACTCGTTTCTCAAGAATATACGAAAACAAATTCACACAGAGCAGTCTAGATTATTCCAATGTGGTTGCTGGAGGAACGGCCACTATTTCTCGGCGCCTGGACGGACGGCATCCTGTTAACAGAGTCACATGGTATTTCCGAAACACTGTTGATACGATGGCGAATCGTCTATATAAAATAAAGACGGACGACGGAAAACCTTATTACAACAGCCTATCGTTTCTGATGGCCGGCCAAACCCGCGAATTCCCTCGCAGCCCCCTCATATGGAGAGACCTCACAAATTACGCCAAAGAAGATACCGATTCTGGCCTCGAAATCAACACGATGAACTGGTCCTTCGGCGCAATCGCCCCATCCAGATTTCCAGAGATAGCTTCACAGGTGGGCGGGGCGGTGAATTTCTCCAGTGCAGATAAACCCACGTTCTTCATTGACCTGGCCTCGCCCGGCACCGAATCCGCGCCCTCCACCGAGCTGTTCGTCATTACAGAAGGCTGGGCCGAGTTGCGCACGGATGGAAGCGGCCGCGCAGAACTTCTTTCCATGAATTAATAATCCTCGGTGTTAGAGATGAGCGTAGAAGACTTACCACTTGCTCCCGCACAGTCCGAGGGATTCACTCGGCCGAGCGGTGATATCGTGACCCTGCTTGACCTTACTCCGAGGGACTACCAGGACAACGAATTCACGCCCCTATCATCGGAGAAAACATGGTGGCTTCCAGAGCAGTCCCGTCGTCTAAGGCCATTTTCCACCTGTGTGCAACAATATCCCTTTCGCGGTCCTACAGGTTTCGGCCAAAAATTCACCTTTGACTTGAAATCCACAAGTGGTGGGGATATACTCTTTAACACAGTCCTCCAAATAGACCTAAGCCATTGGTTCAATGATACCGACCTCCTACGTATGGAATCTGGTCGCTATGCAGCCACTGCTTCTTTCGTAGGGTCTATTAGCACAAGGAGCTTGAACGTCGTGTCTATCATATCTGGAACAGTATCCATCGGATCACCTGTTGTAGGAGTCGGCGTTCTGCCTGGAACTGTAATAACGGGATTTGTATCAGGAATACCTGGTGGAGTCGGATTTTACAGGGTGAATAACAGCCATGCTGTAAGTATTACAGGAAATATGTCTGCAGGAACTCAAGGGCAGCAATGGTTTTATGCGAATTCTCTCGGCACGGTTATCTTAGAGCGTGCTGAGCTGGAAGTCGGCGACCAGACCATCGAAATCATCGATGGAGATTTCTTGAACGTGTCCAGCCTATTATTCCAAGACCTGAATTCCCAATTTGGTCTAGCGACCGACGGCCTTGGAAGACAACCACTATCATCCCTTTTACACAGTCCCCTGGCGAAACCCTTTCCCACCACAAGTCGCAGCCTATTTATCCCGCTCCCCTTTTTCTTTTCTCGTGTGAAACTCAAGGAAGCATTTCCTATACTCGCCTGTAAAGAAGGCTCTATCCGCATTCATGTGCATTTACGGCCGTTCAAGGAATGCGTCCGAATCATAACAGGGCGTCGTGTATCCTGTGATGATACTCCACTTGGTAGAACATTTCTTATCAGCGATACCATTAAGACCATATCACAGGCCTTTCCAACGTCGGTGAATATAAAGGCATACGATAATATCCCTGAATTCAAGAATATCCAGCTAATTACTTATTCCGCCCATACGGATGGCTCCATCCGAAATAAGATTCTGCGCAATCCGTTTGAGATTCTTACGCGCAACGTAACGACTTTTCATTTTGCCGAGCCTCTTAAATACGCCGTCAATAAAACAACCCTCGATACAATCCAAGTGTTGCTGCCCCTTGAATTGAATCACCCTGTGGAAGAGATTATCTGGTTTGTCCGTCGTAAGTCTGTAGAGAATAACAATGAATGGACAAATTATTCGGCGGTCACAAGTTATGAATACGATGCCACTTTTAATCCGACGAAGCCACTCTTACAATCTGCCACTATTCAATGCAATGGCGTGGATATCGTCCGTGCTGAAGAGCAATGGTTTCGCCAGCATATTGCGCTAAGGCACAAGGGAGGAATTACCGCGTATGAAAATTTCATATATGGGTATTCCTTTTCCAGCACACCTGGGCGTCATCAGCCGGCAGGCACGGCGAATGCTTCTCGCCTACAATCTATTCGACTTGGGCTAACAATTGCCCCCCCTGGTGGGGGGTTAGAGCAAGACTGGGAAGTCAAGGTGTTTGTTCTGGCGCTACAGTGGCTCCGTTTTCAGGGAGGCTTGACAAATAAAATGTATACGGATTAAAATATATTCCATAACGCAAGAAAACCTTCGGTAGAACATTATACACCGCATCAAACATTAGCAAGCCTCCGCCAAAGGAAATAAACACTTCATCCCAGAAATCAAAATCAGATGAGCCGGCAATTAAAAAATACACCATCAAGAAAAGTCCAAGGAAGACTTTGAAGGTAACTTCCGATAGTAGGTATACTACGGAATCTTCCTTTTGTAGCTTTAATAATATAAGCACAAGCTGAACCACCATAACCACTTTCAAAAACATGAGAAAAACATGGTAACTCTTCATCTTATAATAAGTGCCCATCGGTCCTTTCTAATTATCCATAATATCTCCTACACTCGTGAAGAGATTGATTGCATCTAAGAAAAGTCCTAGGGAAGCATCCACATAATCCGGAGTACGGTTCTTGAGCCGTGCGGCAATCTCCTTTATCCTCTGCGTATCATAGGCAACGAAGATAGAAAACAGTCCAGCTCCAAACCAAGATAGCGCCTCGCTCAAAGAGGATATAGTTTCCATCTTGACACCACCAAAAGCACCGACTATCAATAAGAGCCTAGCAACAATGAGGCCAATCAATGCTGCCAACAGATAAGAGCCGAATCCGAGAATATTCTGTTTATCATAAAAGCCCAAGACAGTCATCGCGCCGAAAATACCTGCCACAGTCACCAATACATCCTTTAACACATTCTCCGCCTTCAGTCTCGCAACAAAGTTCGCCAGGACTTGGCCCAGAGTCACCGCGAAAAGTGCGAACAACACATATTTCAGAGGCCCCGGTTGTACATACGACATGGCAAATAAAAGCACAAAGACCAATACAATTTCCACGATTTGCGCAGTGAACGTGTCGCTCACAGGGTAATTGGAGCTTACCGCCGTAACGCCTAGACCAGCTAAAATGTGTAGATAGGTTATGCCTATGAAATTGCTTCCGCTGCCTTTGCTGGCGCCCGAGCCCATCCCTTCTATTCTGCTCTAAAGATTTTGTAAAGGGACAACATCAGAATGGCCTCGGCGGGTCTATTAAGGCTCTTGAATTCGGGCATGCAAGATGAGCGTCTCCTCCCCCCGAAAGGACAGCCGAGCACAGACGCATTCCAAAGGGCCTATGTAAAAGGAGGACGATTTACCACAGAATGGTATCGCGTGGATTTCGACAATCAGCCGGCGTTTGGAAGCACCGCCAGAATCACGGTGCCTCGCAGGGGACATTTAGTGACTCGTGCATTTCTCGTGACCACCATGCCAGATATTTCCACTGCACAGGCGGCGGCGAGAAAATACGCCACCGACCTCGGCCTCCAATTCGCCGGACCCACATTCGGCTGGACGAATTCTATTGGCCATGCACTCGTTGTTTCTGCCGACTTGAGTATTGGGGGAAATCGCATCGACACGCTCGACGGGAAACTCCTGGAAGTTCTGGACGAGTTCCATACTCCCCTGGAAAAAACAACAACGGTGAATCGCCTCCTAGGCCGCCATGACCAAGGATTCACACCGAAATCCAATGGATTCTCAGCCCCCCAACAACTCGTCACCCCTCTCCCCTTTTGGTTTGCGCGTGGCGACCCTTCCATGGCCTTGCCCATTGACGCCCTAGGGAATGACCTGGTGCAAACATCGGTGGCATTCAACGTGGTGGACGCACTTTATACGACAACAAGTCGCATCAAAGACCCCCGCACATATGTGATAAAACCAGGTAGCCCGGCAGTGGCATCGACCGAATCCTTTTATACAACCGCCGGCTGTGCGCGTATTTTTAACAAAGGAGATGAGGCGAGAGCCGCCGTCGCTGCCGTAACAGGAAGTCTTTCTATGCCCCCGATGGCGGGCAGTCCATTTTATGTTATTGATAATCCGCCAACGGCAAACGGAAAAAACGTTTTCGGTCTCAACGGAAATCCCGATAAATCGGTGAGGGTCCGAGAAATTCCCGGAATTAAGATGCCTGATACATTCCAATTACAGGATTCTTATATGTTATTTGAATACGTGTATCTCGATGCACCCGAGGCAAACAGAATCCGCCTCGCCGATTTGACGTATCCCATAGTCCAACATTATCCTTTTACACATGACACGAAAGGCCTGGCGAAAACTAAGTTTTCTCTACGCATACCCAATCCTTGCCGAGATATTTATATGGTTGCACATAATCCTGCTGCAGATTTGTTGAATGCTCCATTCTTAGCAACCCGAGATTTATCTGGCTTATATATTGCTGATTTGAGTGGGATTGGTCCGATTGCGCCATGGTGGCCAGATGCGGCAGGACTAAGTCTAGATAGATTTACTCCGCTTATACCTGCATATTCATCCATAGATTCCGAGCCTATTCAAAGCCTCCAGTTATTATACGAAGGCAAAATGATACGATACGCCACGGATTCTCCTGCATTTTTCAGGTCGATTCTACCCACCGTGGAACAACGAAAAACACCTTGGCATCATAAATATTATTATCATTTACCCTTTGGCACAAACTCTGAGGAATTCGGTCTTAGCAACCCCATGGGACAAGCAAACTTGGATAAAATTACTCGCATAGAGCTTTCTCTAACACTCAAACCATTCCGTGGGTCTGTCCTAGAATCAGATGTTCCAGCATATACAATCTATGTATGGGCGGAAACATATAACATGCTACGAGTGTATGGTGGCCGTGGAGGATTAATGTTTAATTATTGATAATAATATCAGCGATTAAGGTGATTTAGGTAGGTAAGTGAGTATATTTCCAGAATTATCTGTGAATATATCATTATTTTAGACCGCCCACCCGCAAACATTCTAATTCAGGCGACATTTACCTTCGTTATAATTTGCCTACTGCCCATTTTGAATGTTGCGTGTCTAAGGCTCAGAAATTGTTGTTACAGTAAAAGGGTCAGAATCGCTGGTATATTCATTAATTGATGGACTTACCACTATATTATATGTTGTTTCAGCAGTCAATCCTTCAAATGTTGCAGACTTGCTTGTAAGTCCATTATCAGCCGAAGGAGTCGTTGCCACTCCGTCAATTGTATAGATATAGGAAGTCGCCCTATCACCACCGCTCCAGCTGATTGTGAATCCTGAAGAAGTTATATTACTAGATAATAAAGAATAAGGTTTCTCAATGGGGATAGTTTGTGGCTTTTCATCAAGAAGTTTAATATTATTGATTGTTCCTCCAGAGTTTTTAATAGAAACATTTATATATGATAAGGTTTCTTCAGATATATTATCAGTGTTCATAGTTAAATTATGACGTGATGCTTCTATTGTATTAATATAGAATACAATTTGATTATTTGCTATATCTTTCATAATGCCAAATACGGTATTTGAATTGTATTTACCAATACCTACACAATTATAAGCAATTCCGTCAATTATTTGTATATCTCCAGTGGAAAATAATTTGAATGAAAAATCAAATACTTGGTTAGAATTATTGTTGTAATTATTTGCCAGGAAGGCAGAGGACCTTCCAATACCAATGCTTGCATCAAGAAGAGACGATGCGTAAAATTCTAAGAATTTTGTCCCTGTGAAAACAGGATAAGAGCTTTGTCCAGCATCTTCCGTTCCGTCGACACCTCCTGTTTTCTCTATAGTTTTGTTAAGTGTCACAGTTACATTATTTCCACCTTCCCACATAATATCTGATGCTGCAAGAGTGCTTACATAATAATCTGAAGAATAAGATGATAAACTGCCATTTTCTGCAGTCACCCTCACAGCATATGTTGTTCCAACAGCCAATCCTTCAAACGTTGCAGACTTAGTTGTAAGTCCATTATCAGTGGAAGGAGTCATTACAAATCCGTCAAATCTATAGGTATAGGAAGTCGCCCCATCACCACCGCTCCAGCTTATTGTTAATCCAGTGGATCTTATCATAGAGCTTGTCACATCAGTAATTGGGGAAGGCTGCAGTTGGACTTCTGTAGTTGTTACAGTAAAAGGGTCAGAAGAAGTAGTTATTCCATTATCTGCAGCTGCTATAATAATCATAGTATATGATGTTTCAGCAGTCAAACCTTCAAATATTGCCGAACTGGAAGAAACTCCATAATTTTCAGAGGAACTCGTGGCTCCCACTCCGTTCATTGTATAAGTGTAAGAATCTGCATTATATGCACTACTCCAGTTTAGCGTGAAGCCAGATGAAGTAATAGAAGTAGCAGTCACATCTGTTATTGCTCCTGGAGGTTCGTATGCTAAGGTAGTTGCATATAAAATTTCTGAAGTATTCGTAAATGTTCCATTTACTACTGTTAATGTAACTTCATATATAGTACCATGGCTCAAACCTCCAAACACTGCATATTTTTCTTCAATGTTTACATATGGTGTTGTTTCAACTCCATTCAATGCGAATATATAACTTAGTGCCCCAACGCCACCATTCCAATATATTAGGAAAGTGCTATGTGTTACATCATTGGTTCCTGTCCCAACAACTAGTGATACAGGTGTAAGGGGTATCTGTTCAGTTGTTATCTTTAGAGTTTGAGATTCTATTGTGAGGTTGTCTATTCCAAATTCCATGGGTTTAATTGCCTGAATTAAAACTGTATATTCTGTATTTGGCTCTAACTCGCTGAACGTTGCAGACTTAGAAGTAACTCCATTATCTATGGAAGGAATGCTTGGAACTCCAATACTTCCAGCCAATGAATAGGCATATGAAGTCGCCCCATCACCGCCGCTCCAGCTGACTGTGAATCCAGAGTAAGTTATGGAAGAGCTTGTCACATCAGTAATGGCAGAAGGTGGAGTTTCTTGATTTGATATAGTTGTTATACTGAGAGGGTCAGAGACACTGGTTAAAACTCCAAAAGAGGAATTATTTACTGCAGTTATCACAAGGCTATATGGTGTATTTTCAGTCAATCCACTAAACGTTGCAGACTTGGAAGCAACGCCGTTATTGGCGGAAGGAATCACTTCCAGTCCATCCAATGTATACCAATAGGAAGTCGCCCCATCACCACCACTCCAACTTACAGTGAATCCTGAGCTAGTGATAGAAGAGCTTTCCGCTGCTGTAATGGCGCTAGGTGGCTCTCCATCGGTTTCGCAATGAAAGGGGTCAGAGGAAGCAGATAACCCGTTATTTTTAACTGCTGTAACAACCACCGCATATATTGTATCAGAACTCAATCCACTAAACGTTGCAGACTTGGAAGCAACGCCGTTATCGGCAGAAGGAGTTGCTGCGGCTCCATTCAATGTATAGGTATAGGAAGTCGCCCCATCACCACCGCTCCAAGTTACAGTGAATGAAGAAGATGTCGTATTATATGATAAATTTGTAATTGCAGAAGGGGGTGTTATGTCTTCTGTTGTGGTTAGAGAAAGAGGCGAAGAAGAAGATGTTAGACTGCCTTTTACAGCTGTCACAACTACAGTATATGTTGTTCCACCAGTCAATCCAGAAAACGTTGCCAACTTGGAGCCAACACCATCATCAGAGGAAGGAGTTGCTGCCGCTCCGTCAATTGTATATGTATAGGAACTCGCCCCATCACCACCGCTCCAAGTTACAGTGAATGAAGAAGATGTCGTATTATATGATAAATTTGTAATTGCAGAAGGGGGTGTTATGTCTGCTGTGGTGGTTAGAGAAAGAGGCGAAGAAGAAGATGTTAGACTGCCATTTACCGCTGTCACAACTACAGTATATGTTGTTCCACCAGTCAATCCATCAAACGTTGCTGACTTTGATCCAACGCCGTTATCGGCGGAAGGAGTTGCTGCGGCTCCATTCAATGTATAGGTATAGGAAGTCGCCCCATCACCACCGCTCCAAGTTACAGTGAAATAATTAGATGAAATATTATCCCATGATAAACCTGTAATCGCGGAAGGCGGATTTTGGTCTTCTGTTGTGGTTACACCAAGAGGCAAAGAAGAATATGATAAACTGCCATTTACCGCTGTCACAACTACAGTATGTGTTGTGCCAGCAGTCAATCCATCAAACGTCGCAGACTTCGTCGTAAGTCCATTATCAGCGGAAGGAGTTGCTGCCGCTCCGTCAATTGTATATGTATAGGAAGTCGCCCCATTACCAGCACCCCAGCTTACGGTGAATCCTGTGCTAGTGATAGAAGAGCTTGTCAAATCTATAACATCTGAAAGGGCGGGTAAATAATTATATATTTTTAAGAGACTTGAATCATAATACCCACAGGAATATACATTTGCAGAAGTATCCAACTTTATACCTCTTAATTCGTTTTCACCAGTTCCACCAATCTTCCTTGCCCATTGAGGAGTTCCATCGGAATTGTATTTTACAATAAAATTATCAACTGTGAAATTACTATTCGAATTTGTAATATCAGCAAAAGAGGTTCCATCCTCATTAAAAATTGTCAATTGATTTGAAAGATATACTCCAGAAACATATACATTTGAAGAAGCATCCAATACAATATTTAATGGAAGATCATTAGAAGTTCCACCAATCTTCCTTGCCCATTGAGGCGTTCCATCCGTATTATATTTTACAATAAAACTATCATATGCTCCAGAATTAGAAAACTGGGCAAAAGAAGTTTCATTCGCATTATAAATTGTGAATTCATCCGAGCCAAACATTCCATAGACGTATAGATTTCTAGAAATATCAAATACAATATTTGCAGAAGATTCAATACTATTTCCACCAATCTTTCTTGCCCATTGAGGTGCTCCATCTGAGCTGTATTTTACTATGAACATATCATAGTCTCCAGATTGTGAAAGCTCAGCAAAAGTACTTTCATCCTCATTATAAATTGTTAAGGTATTTGAAGTATATGTTCCATTCACATATACGTTTGCAGAAGCATCTAATACCATAGTTAATGGTTGGTCATAACCGTTTCCAGCAATCTGTCTTGCCCATTGAGGCGTTCCATCCGTATTATATTTTACAATAAAACCATCATATGATCCAGAATTAGAAAACTGGGCAAAAGAAGTTTCATTCGCATTATAAATTGTGAATTCACCCGAGCCAAACATTCCATAGGCGTATAGATTTGCAGAAACATCTAATATAATATTTATTAGCTGGGAATTAGAAATTCCACCAATAATTCTTACCCATTGAGGAGTTCCATCGGAATTGTATTTTACAATAAAATTATCATGTGTGAAATTACTATTCGAATTTGTAATATCAGCAAAAGAGGTTCCATCCTCATTATAAATTGTCAATTGATTTGAAAGATATTCTCCAGAAACATATACATTTGAAGAAGCATCCAATACAATATTTAATGGAAGATCATTAGAAGTTCCACCAATATTTCTTGCCCATTGAGGCGTTCCGTCTGAGCTGTATTTTACTATGAAGATATCATAATCTCCATAATTAGAAAAGTCAGCAAAAGAACTTCCACTTCCATCATAAATTGTTAATGGGTTTGAAAGATAATATAATCCAAAAACATATAAATTTCCTGTTGTATCCAATGCCATATTTACTGGCGTTTCGTTTCCAGTTCCACCAATGATTCTTGCCCATTGAGGAGTTCCATCTGAGCTGTATTTTACTATGAAGGTATCGAGATCTCCAGATTTGGAAAAGGTAGCAAAAGAACTTCCACTTCCATCATAAATTGTTAAGGTATTTGAAGTATATATTCCATGTACGTATACATTTCCAGAAGCATCTAATATCATATTAAATCCTTGGTTGGCCGCAATAATTCTTCCCCATTGAGGAGTTCCACCTGAGCTATATTTTATTATTAACATGCTAGCTTGTTCAGAATTAGAAAACTCAGCAAAAGAACTTCCATCCTCATTATAAATTGTTAACGGATTTGAAGTATATACTACAGAAACATATACATTTGCAGAAGCATCTAATATGAAATTTAATGGACCATCGTCACCAGTGCCACCAATCTTTCTTGCCCATTGAGGACTTCCATCTGAATTATATTTCACTATAAATGAGTCAGCGCCCCCAGAATGTGTAAGAGAAATTATCTTAACAACGTTAAAGGAACTGGATGACGTATTTCCTCCAGAATTCACGGCTGTAATTACAACACTGTGTGAATCATTTTGCGCAAGTCCAGTGAATGTTGCCGACTTGGACGCAACGCCATTATCCGTGGAAGGAGTTACTGCATTTCCATCAATTGAATACGTATAGGAAGTTGCCCCATTACCGCCACTCCAGCTTACCGTGAATCCTGAGCTTGTGATAGAGCTGGATGACAGAGAAGAAGGTTGTGTAGGAGGATTCGTTGATTCTATTATTGTCTCCATTAAACTATAGATTGTATCAAACTGTGTTTTACCATTGCGAATATAAAAGGTTTTCGTAATATCGGTGGAGATACTTCCTTCAACTACGAATTCATAGCAAGGTGTTGTTCCATTGCTCGCCACACCACTGAAGGTTTGATATACAATGGAATTATCTTCAACACCAGTTCCAAAAAGAATATAGTTGTTCAAAGACCAAGGCCCAACTAAAGAAAGAATATCATATACATTATATTCCCCCCCACCCAACCAGCGAATCCGCTGTTTTCCATCGGCATCTGTATATACAGAGTCGGCAGTAATCGCTAAATCTACTGCAGAGTTATATACATAAGCTTCATACGGCTTTCCAATATTTTCCGTGGCATACATAATCTTAATGCTGCGAACATTGTCATTCCAGTTCAATCCGCTTGTATTAAGCGACATGAAGTTCTCCGTTGTTTGTCTAAGAATTTTGTAAAGGCCGCCATAATTCACCTCACTGAAAATTGCCATCTTTAGATTGAAAGGAATTATGAAAGAACTCAGGGTCCATGTGTCAAAGCCGTTAACATACCGTGTTCCACCATATTGCCCAACATATAGGAAAAGACCTGAACCACTTAACCCTATATTCCCATATCCTGTTACACCATCACCTGCTTCCGCTATCTTCACCCATAGCTCAGGATTTGAAGTAGGGGATTTATTTGTTATGGAAGAAGGGGCAACTGTTCCATTCGCCTGTATAGTGGGGCCGGCGATGCACATATATACAGAGATATCTGTAAAAAACACCGTATTGCCGGCGTTATATGTGGCAGAATCACTGTAGATAGTGGGAGAAGTGTCAGGAATGATAGTGGTATTTCCAAGGTCAAATGGATTTCCAGGTGTTATCACTGCAGGAAGAAGTGACTCATCATACAACATGATCCTGCTGCCGCCTCCGCCAGAAATATCCAAGGGAACGAAGCCATTGCCTGTGTATTGGGCGGCTTGCGCGGCTTGCGCAGCAACTAGGAGCAGGCGAACAGATTCCGCCGCCGCCTCCGCAGCAGTGGCCGAATTTCCTGCAGTAGTTGTTCCTGCAATTGTGGCCTGCGCACGAGATTCCGTGGCAAATCCGAGGACTGTGTTATATGACGTATATAAGGCGGAAACGGTGCTTAATGAAGTGGCCGCCGTTGCACCCGCAATCGCGGAAGCTGCTGCCGCTGCTGTCGCCGCCTCTGCTGCCGCCTGTGCCGCCCCATCTGCAGCCACAAGTGCCGCATCAAGAGCTGTCTTGCCATTCTTGATATAGAACGTGGCACCCGCCGCCTGATTGATATAATTTCCGAAAGAAATCGTAACGATATCCGTAAGAGGGTCGCAGACATAGGTTTGTACGATATCAGGCGTCTGAATACCTGTTCCAAACACCGCAAAGGAATTCAGCAGACTCGCACTAATGAGAGGGTCGTCCAGGCCCGTGGGCGTGGTAAATCGCACGATTCTGTTATTCGTTCCGCTCAAAGGAAGACGAGTCAAACTCAAATCGGTCGCCGCATTAAATACCAACATATCGTCTGACACCTTTACCCAAACGCTAGGGAACGCCACAGGATTTTTTCCAGAAATCGTATGAAGCGTTAAGCACATATACTTGGAGTCTGTCGCAGTAGGATACGTCACGATATCTCCCACGTCGTAGGAAGTGCCTGCTGCATACACGCCCATATTCATGGGAGTGATTGTGCGGGTTTTCAAGGTAAACGGCACACCGCTCGTAACGATGGTAGGCACATATTTCGTCATTAGAACGTAATCATCCACAAGCGCAGAGTAAATGAAGCCGTTCATCACATCGCCCAGGTAAGCATCCGCTGTATTAACCGCAGCCTGAGAAGAAGTTGTTGCGGCAGTCGACTTCTCAAGGGCCACCTGCGCATCCAGCACAGCTTTCTGAAGAAGCCCGTATTTCAACTGGTCTTCTGCCAACTTCGTCGCCGCCGCTTCAGTAGCCGCACGTAGATTTAGTATTTCTTGCTCAATAGCCCCAGCTACTAGAGCTGCAGCCTCCGCCGCCTTTGCGGTATTCAAGGCGGTAGTATCAGCATTGACAAGGGCCAGACCTTTGGCTAAGTCCGCCTCTGCAGCGGTTTTCGCCAATAAATCGGCAGCCTTCTTTGTCTGGGCGGCCGTATTGGCTTGACGCAGGAAATCCAAGTCTAGAATGAACGCGGCAATAGGGTCAAGGTCGGCAACGGAAGCTACATAGGCCGCCTTCGCTGCATCGTATTTGATTTTCAGATTATCGCGTTTCACAGCCGCAGCCGCCGACGCATCACGAATTCCCTGTATGGCATTTATGTCAGAGCCATTTCCAGATATGGCATCATCCAGACGCTTAGCCGCAATCACATAGGCCTCGTCCGCAAGAGTATAAGAATGCTCTATATAATCTAATTCCGCCTTCTGCTCCGCCACCGCCGCCGCCCTCGTGGCAGAAATCTGTGCTTCCTTCACCAATAATTGGTGCGCCTTCTCTGCGGAATAGATGGCTCTCTGCTCGGGCGAAATAGACAGGCCAACCGACAAATCAGTAATCACACCCTCTAACACCTTTACTTTGGAATTCAGCAAGGACATATTGGAGGCCGCCGTGTAAAACGCCTTCTGTAGTGCATCGGTATCATTTCCATTTGTAGTAGCCGCCTGTAAGGCAGCCCTCGCTGCCAAATAAATGGAATACGCCGTATCAAATTCGCCTTGTAATACAAGGAGTGCCGCCTTCTGTTTATTTAGATTTCTCAGCAGCTCCGTATTTTTCTCGGCATTTATAGACGCTATTGCCGAATCGTATGCTGCAGCTAAAATGGCGGCAACATTGGGGTCAGCCACAGCACCCGCCTGTGCCGTGTTATATGCGTCTGTGGCTGCATTGAAAGCACGTGTTGCCGCAAGTAAATCTGCCGCCGCCTTTTGCTCAGACGCTAAAGCCCCCTTCAGATTATTCCCAGATTCCACAGCGGCGTTCAGGGCAGCAGAGGCAACATCGTAATTTTTCTGGGCATCCTGTTTATCAATCGTGGCATTATTCAACCCTATTTGTGCTTGTGTAAGATTTATCGTAAGAAGATTTGTTTTAGCGGCTTGTATATCTGTGCTTGCCTGAGTCCTCTGTTGCACTATAATGGCCGTTGCGGCAGTCAGCTTGGCAATGGCGGTTTGAATCAGCACTGTATTTTGCACATCGGCACCTGATAAATCGGTAATCGCCTGAGCCTTGGCGGCCACGGCACGAGCCTCCGCCTGTTTTGCGAGGGCGAGTGCATTCGTTGCCGTCTGTAGGCTTTCTTGCAGTGCCTTGATATCCTTGCCGCCATTTACCGCCGTAATCAATTGCTTATACATCACGTCATAATCAGCCTGGGCTTTCTCGGCAGCGGTGGTCGCTTGAGAGGCAGCGACGGTTTTATCTTCTGCTGCTTTCTCTAAGGCGGCAACTTTCTCCGTTTCCGTTGCAGATCTAGTGCTTACCATGGCGTTATCTATCACGAGCTGTGCATTGGGGTCTTGTTGCGCTGCCACTTGTTGTTCCACGAGGGCCATATTCAGGCACGTAGAGTTGAACGTCGCCGTGGCCAGCGCAGCAGTGGCGTCTGCTACCGCCTTTTGGAGGCTTTGAATAGTTGCCATAGGTTGCCCTGAAGTCACGGCGGTTCTCAGAGAAGAGGCGCCCACGTCATAGTCCGCCTGCTTCACACGAGCTTCTTCTACTGCAGCCTTCGCCTTCTCATATAAGGCGGTAACCTGATTCACGAGATTATTGGTTTTCGCGGCCATCGCCTGGTCCGCCTGTAAGAGGGCGGCGGCACCTAGCGTATCTATAATATTCTGAGAGGCATTCACATTCGTCTCGGCGATTACTTTGGCATTATGGGTTATCGTAAATTGCGCATTGGCCGTGTTATACGTGTTGCGTTTCGCTGTGAGGTCAGCATTCAGCTCTCTGATTTTGCTCAGCTCTGTTCCACTTGTAATGGCGACATCGAGAGCATTCTTTGACAGCGTGTAATTCAGCTCGGCCATGTCGAGTGCCGCCTTGGAATTGTTTTCCGCAATAATGGCCGCATATAGAATCATGGCGAGTTTATTTGATTTTGCGGTTTGCACGGATTGTCTATAGTCTACCACGGCGGCGGCGAAGAAGTCTTTAGAGTTCTGGTCCTCTGAAATCTGGCTGAAACGGGCGTCAAAGTCGGCCTGTGCTTTTACTACCGCAGCCCGCTTGGCATTCTTATCCGCAAGTGCAGCCGCCGCCGCCGCACTCAGGCGCACATAATCGGCAGGAGGAGCAACGTCCATCAGTCGCTTCGCGATATCATACGAGACGTCCGCCAAATCAGCCGCCTGCTCCAAATTGACAAGCGATACACGGGAGGCATTCAACGTCTTCGCCATGGTCATGGCCTCCGCATTATCAATGATACTGTTTTGGAACGTTGAGATGCTCGCATTACGTGTATTATACTCGGCCAGAGCACCAGTCGCCCACGCCGTCACGGTCACGACCGTCGCATCAGCAGCAGTCTTGGCAGCGACAGCGGCAGCGGCGGCGACATCGGCAGCGCTTTTCTTCGTATTCGCGGCCGATAAAGCACCCAAGGCGGTGGTGGCGGCCGTGCCTGTCGTAATCACGGCGAGACGCAGAGTCTGCACTTCGGATAAGACGGCACCAGCCGCAATAGCCGCATTCAAATTCGTATTCGCCAGTGTATACGCCGTCTGGGCGGCCGTATTTGCCGTGACAGCGGCAGCAAGTGCAGTAGCAGCAGCGGCGGCAGCATCGCCCGTTTCATTCACATTGGCGGCGGCGATACTAGCACCCAAAGTCCCCGCAGCCCTTTTCGCCGCAATCAGCGTATCCAGAGCCAACTTCTCGGCACCCTGGACGCTAATCAGTCCCAAACTAGCATCCGCATATCCTTTTACACAGTCCTTGGATTTCTGCGTTAGCGCAATCATTTCAGAGCGCAGAATTTGTATATCGGCAGCCTTCTTCCCTGTCATAACCGCATAATCAATCTCAAACGCCACGTTTTCTAGAGCGTGTTGGGTGGTTGTCTTGGTGTCAGTGGCCTTTACAAAGTCGGCCCAGGCTTGAAGAGCGGCACCCTTCTTGGAATTATACGCCGCCTGGGCCAGAATAATCGTCTGCGGGTCCAGGATTTTCTTCTCGGCATCTGTGAGTGCCTTTGTTAGTGGGTCAGAGGCAGTGTTGGCGGCTGACGTGGTTGCGGCAATCGTGGTGGCATCCGTCTGGGCTTTGGCCAGTGCAGCGGCAGCTGTAATGGAATTGGCGGTGGCGGAAGAAAGCACGGCCTCGGCAAGTTTCTGTTGTGCAGCGGCGAGTGCTTGCTCGTTCACTGCCTTCTTATTGGCGAGTGTTTGTAGGGTGGCGGCAGCCTGATTGGACAAGGATGTGGCGGTGGCGGCAGCGGCGGCAGCGGCGACGGCAGCGGCACGCTGGAATTGTATTTCGGAATCCGTGCTGCCTGATAAAATCGCCTCCTCCAAGGCGGCTTGGGCGGCGTTTGCAGTGGCCTGGGCATTGGAGGCCGCAATAGCCTGTCTGGCATTCTCGTTGATGGCGTTTGTATAGAAGGTCTCGTCTTGCGTAGTAAGATAGGCAGCTTGCTCCCGCTCTTTCTCGGCCATGGCGGCGTAGAGAGAGGCGGATGCTGCAGCGGCGGCACGAGAGGCGGTTTGTGCAGCGGCAGCGGCAGCGGCGGCAGCGGCGGCGGCAGCCCGTTTCGCCGATGAGCCTGAAGGAGTATCTACCGCCAGAAGTTGGAGACGAATGGCAAATGTCGTTCCCGCGGGTATGACCACGGACTCATTATTTCCCGTTTCGCCTGCGCTTATATGTGTCACAGGCTGAGGGAATGTGAATTCTAGGCGTATCTCCACCTTATCGTTTTCGGTGAACAGCCACGAGCCGGTTCCCATAGGGTCGGCTTCCTCGCACACATAATTCGTCTCAAACAGTCCAGGAATCTGGGTTCCATTCGCCTGGAAATAACGCAGAGGATTCAGTGCAAGCATGGAGCGGAACATGGCGTCCACGGCACCCATATCCACTCCGCTAGATGTTGTCAGAAGTTCTTCCTCGTTGAAAGAATCCACAATCATTTTAGCAACGGCTTCTGACTGTAACATACACTGGGCATCTTCCAGATTATAAATAATGTTCATTGTAGGGGCGGAAGAGTTTCCGTAACATTTGAATAGAACATAGGCCATTACCAAATCGTTGGCAGTGACTGAGCCTGTTTCACGAGTTCTGGAATCTCCGTTTGCGTCCAGAATATAGGAGCTGAAATTGAGTCCGTCCAGGGTGCCGTCAATGTCATTGTATGATTTGTTCAATGAAGCCTTCAAGGCATCCACGAATTTTAGACCGTCTACTTCTGGCACGAAGTGGCCTATCGGACGAGGGGCTCCAGATTCCCTCCTCCATACAAAAAAAGTATTGAGGTCGTCTACGGACATGGGAATTTGAACTCTGTGTCCTACCAAGGTAGATTCCGTGAAACGGATGGCGTTATTCGCCAGGCTCATGGAAAGGGACTTCTTATAACGAACCGTTAAGGCAGGCATCCCTTATATAATAATTTGGGAGATTATTTTATCAGGGTATATAGAACGAGATTTCCAATATTTGCCACAATATGAAGTAGGATGTGTGCATATGTAGATATTGCAAACTTCTTTTGTCTATGATAATATATTCCAAGGAAATATAAGAATGGAATGAATGACATACATGTTTTATGAAATATGCCGTATAGAGTTGATATGTTAGACCCGATTTTACAACCTGAATAATCTGGATTTTTCCAATAATGCAGTAGAGGTATTATAGATATTCCATAATGCCCCTTGTATATAGCATACAAATGTGTTATAAAACAATTGTAGAGAATACTGTTTATCTATAATGGACGCCATTATAGATAAATATTAAGGTATTTTAAATGCAAGCTTATGCATCTCTGAAAATGAAGGTTTTATAAATGATATTCGACAGCAATGTTACATCATTAATATCTTTATAGTCTATCGAAATTGTCAGATTTGTATCACTGTCTCCAACTCCGCTTCCAACTGCCCAATTACTATTTGTTAAGTTTATTCTAGTTCCATCTGTTAGATTTATGTCTGAAGTTGTATTGCCCAAAACCACAGTTGCTCCAATTACACTAGGGGTTGGAGTTACATCAATATAGTATGACTCAGTTGAAGTATTACCAATGATATATTGATCATCAGTATTTACTACTATATTTGTGGAAGGGGTTAATGTCAATGTTACTGGGGAAGGTATTGTTATTGCTATTGTAGTAGTTCCAGTTCCTGAACCTAATGTGCGAATTGCAGTGAATGTTACCACACTTCCAGGAGGATACAATGGGTCATTGGCTGTTAATAATAAATCACAAGTTGTACTGGTATTATTAACACTTATATTAGTATTATATCCTATTCCAACGGGGAGAATATATGTAGAACTTCCTACTGTTGCTGTAACATTCCATGATCCTTCTACAGGGGTAGGTGTTGCAGGGTTTAAAGTTATACTTTCACCAACTATACTATTTATAGTATATCCTGTAATTGAGTAGTTATTTGTGCCAGAAAGAGTAGTTAAGCTTATATTGGGATTTGCAGGTATTGGTGTAGGATTCGTAAGGATTCCAGGCACAACAGGCACAGCAGGTCCATCCACCGTAATGTAAATATCTGTATTTATAGAGGATACACCGTCGGTAATCGTCACATTCACCTTCCATCTTCCAGTGACGGCATTTGCACCTGTAGGCTCGAATGATAAGATACCAGTATCAGGATGTATATCTATTCCAGGAGGAGAGTTTGACACAATCAATGTGGCCTGGTCAATCGTTCCTCCAGGTGTAAATGAATATGTATAATCATCTACTCCACCAACCACCACAATTGCAATAGATTGCTGATTGGGATAGTGTGCCCCCTTATAGAAAACCAAGCTGACCTTGTGCACTACCTGGAGTCCAATAGCAACGGAAACATCTTCAGAAGAACTTCTCGTCGTAGGAGGTGCTAGTGCAGGCGCAACGCATAAAAGTTGTAGGCGAATTGCCATCATATTTGCTTTATCAGCAGCTGCCACATGGTCCGCGTTCGTCGAATCAAACGTAACTCCTTCACCCTTAATGAATACTGTCTCCACTTGGTCAGGGGTCGAGCTGCTGGGGTTCTTCGCATTATCGATAACGGAAAGCACCGTGACAGGAGCACGGAAATAGAAACGCACAGGGATTTCAATCTTGTCACCGACCCCCAAACACCAGTTGCCAGCAGCATCAGGGTCAGGTGTAGGTGTGGTAAAATAGTGAGACTCCGATAATTGTGTTAGATTGGGGTTAAATCCATGAGGGAAACGCAGGGTGTACTCTGTTACAGGCGTTGGAGGAACTGTCGTTGGAGGTGTAATCTGTATTACAGTTGTTCCACGAGGAAGACCAAAGCCATTTATAAAAGAGCCATTCGCAATTTCAGCAATTCCATTTAGAGTCTCTGTTACAACCAGCACATATTCTGGAGCCCTTAGATAGATATTCCCTTCAAACCCTTGGACATCTTGCTCAATAGACATAGATGCAGGAGCTGAAGCTGTACCTACAGATGAACCATTATCTACACTGAGCGTATATGTTCCAACTCCACCTGTAGTTCCAGGGGCCATTGCGGTGATAAATATATTTGAAGCAACACCAGTGCCCATTAGAACATTTCCCAAACTGAGGCGTCCAGAAGTTACGGAAGTCACTATAAGAGTATTAAATTCCGTAGCACTTGAATCTGCAGGATCAGTCGTAATTCTTCCCGTAAACACCGCCGAAGAGCAAATATAATTTGTCTCAAAGAGACCCTGGATTTGGTAACCCTGCTTGTAGAAACGCTGTGTGTCCATAGATAAAAGAGAGCGAAACATCGCATCCACCTGACCCTTGTCGTCTCCAGGATTTTGGTTATCCACTTCTTTTATGGGTAGAACTTGCGCCGTCGCCTTGTCTTCCTCCTCTTGGAGAGATTCCGTAATGACGGCAGCGAGCTGCGCACTTGTTAGCATACCAAAGCCATCCTCTAAGTTATAGACAATCTCGTAGGCATCAAAGGACGAAGAACCGAAGCATTTATTTAGAACAAATGCCATAACAAAATCGTTAGCACCATAATGCGTTGTGGTGAGAGTGCTTATGGGAGCAGAGGGAGGATTCGCCACAAGAGGCGTATAATCCCAGATATAATTGTTAACGCAAATATCACGTTTTACATCTTCTACTGTATCCAAGGCATCACTTGAATAGTTGAGTCCCTGTGCAACACCGTCAATATCGCTATACTCAGCACCAAGGCATCTCTCAATCAATGTTTGGAATGTAGGGGCATTCGCAATAACTTTACTAATGTCATTCACGAAACGACCTGTCGGACGCAGCTCACGGCTGTAACGAGTCCATGTGAAATACTCATTCATAAAGTCTACAGGCACGTTAAAACAAACGCGGTGACCCATGAAGGAGGACTGGGCGAAATTAATCGCCTGCGGCGTCAGTCCCCAGTTCACAACCTTCCTATAACGAATAATAGATGGAATGGTCGGCATCTGTTATACTCATTAGATAGAGTAAAAAAGAAGCCGTTTCGCAAAATTCTAAAGTTAGAGAAGCACAGACGCCTACTGTAAGAGACTTACGCCCCTCTTGAAAAAACTAAGGCCTTCTTTCTGCTTCTTATTCACTGCCCGCATTTTCTCGGCATTGTCCAAATTTTTCTTGATTTTTTCCGCCCATGCCAGAGCATTCTTCTGCTCTTCTACACTGCCAGAGCCCCGTTTCAAAAGCGATGGAAATTCCTGTGGGGGGTTTGCCACGGCGGGAATATCCTCTCCCTCTTCACCTTTAGGAGTAGGTGGTGCATACTCAGGTAAATCATCATCATCCGTTGAACGAACCCCTTTTTCTATACTTACCCAGCCTTCTGCGGAGGCAGAAGCAGAGGCAGAAGAAGTCGAATCCTCGCTCCTGAATCTAGGGCGAGACCAGGCCACCTTTTTACGAGAAAAAGGACTGCTGAAAATATTATTCTTCTCCGTGGTAAAACGACTCTCGCCTTCATCCGCCTTCCATACGCGAAACGCAGGAGAGGTTTCTTGGAATGCGAAAGCAGAAGCTGAAGCCCCAACACTAGAAGAAGCCGCAGAAGAATTGCAAGACTCGTCAGAATCAGATTCAGAATCTGAATCCACCGAAAGTTTGGATATTTTATTCGCCCTTGTCGCAGGCATTACATACGACTTGCGGTGCATTCTATTATATATTACACGTAATTTAGCCTTAACCCCACTGCAAGGCTGCGAAGGCCTACAAAAGCCCACAGACAAAATAAAAAGTGCCGCCGCCACCACCTCCACTATGAAAAGTCCTCCAAAGTAGATGAATCTTCTCATCGTGGAATCTCCCGCAAAATGTAAGAAAATCGCCAGCTTTCTCGGCCCATCTTTCCGAGTCTTGGCCACCATGGGACACATTCGTGCGCTAGAAGAAGACCTGGATGCTGTAGGAATAGACAGAGATTTTGAGCCGAGGTTCAAATTCATCAAAGAAAAGACGAAGGCAATGACCGCCATTCTGGACGCGGCGAAAGAGGCGAAAACTATTTACTTGGCCGCCGACGACGACAGGGAAGGCGAGGCTATTGCGTATTCGGTGGCCTGTCTCTTGAAAAAGGACCCTCTCTCTTTCCCTCGCGCCGTCTTTCACGAAATCACCAGCACAGCCATTCGTGCCGCCGTGGCGAATCCGAGGAAAATAGACATGAATAAGGTCTATGCGCAACAGGCTCGCTCTGTCCTCGACATGCTCGTCGGATTCACCATCAGCCCCGTTCTATGGAAACACGTCGCCCGTGGCCTATCTGCAGGAAGATGTCAAACTCCCGCTCTACGCCTCGTATATGACAGAGAGAAAGAGGTCAAGTCCCACAGCACGAAAACTTCTTGGATAGCCTCTGGCTCCTTCCAGAGCACAAGCTCGTCCAAGAAATCAAAACCCTTTGACGCAAAGTTAGAGGATGAGCTGGAAGACCAAGAATCTGCCCTGAATTATCTGGAAAACATCCATAAGGAGCTTTCGCCCACTGTTCATTCTGCATCGGTCTCCAAATGGACGGCAAATCCGCCGAAGCCTCTTATCACCAGCAGCCTCCAACAAGAAGCATCAGCACTTCATAAAATCAATCCGAAGGCGACGATGAAAATCGCCCAATCATTATACGAAGCAGGGCATATAACCTATATGCGAACGGATTTTGCGGTCCTTTCTAAAGAAGCGATTGCCGAATCACAAGCCTGGGTAAAAAAGAATTTCGGGGAGCAATACGTCGGCCCTGAAACCAAGGCGTCACCTGCTGCTCCCACAACTGGAACCCAACAAGAAGCCCATGAAGCAATTCGCCCCACCCACTTTGAACTTTCCGACCCCCCAGGGGATTGGACTCCTCAAGAAAAACACATATATACCCTAATTTGGAAGCGCGCCGTGCAATCCACCATGTCGGCCGCCTACGGAAAAACGAGGTCCATCAAACTCGTCTTTGACGGCGACACAGATTTCCAATGGTCCGCCCAGGCCAAGAAAACAGAATTCCAAGGATGGCAGCGTCTTGGCAAGCCGGCAGACCTAGATGAAGAGAGCGACGAAGAGCAAATCTCCGAAGAAGAAGAAACCCGGTGGAAAGACTTTGCCGCCCTCACTCCAGGCACTAAATGTAGCTGGAGCAAAATCCAGGCCAGTCCTAAAAGGACAAAGGCAGCCCCCCGTTTCACGGAAGCCACGCTCATCCGAGAGCTGGAGAAAAAGGGAATCGGTCGTCCATCCACCTTCGCATCTCTCGTGGAAGTCCTGTTTGACAAATCCTACGTGGAAAAGAAGGATATCACAGGCGAAAAGGCGGCCCATACTGTCCTCAGCATACAACCCAACGCATGGCCACCTCTTACACAAATCACCCAGATAAACCTGGGCGCAGAAAAACAAAAACTCGTCCCCACAGCCCTAGGAGAATCGGCAGTGGCCTTCTGCGTCCGAGAGTTCCCCCAGCTCTTTGCATACGATTTCACCGCCGCCATGGAAACTCGCCTGGACTCCATATCACAAGGCAACGAATCCTGGAAAGATTTGTGTCGTGGGACATGGGACTCTTATAAGGACGACCATAAACGTCTCAGCGATAAATCCTCCGTCCCGTCCAGCTCCGAGAAAGTCAAGGATTTCGGCGGAGGGTTCAAGGCGGTCATGAGTAAAACAGGCCCGATTCTCATCCAAGAATCCGGTCCCGACTCCAAACCCACCTTTTACACCTTTCCTCCAAACAAGACAGTTACCGATATTACCGAGGAAGAAGCACGTACTTGGATTCAGGAAGAGGCAGAGGCAGCAAATATGGGTCAATTCAATAACAAGCCGATTGTGAAAAAGAAGGGTCCGTATGG